GGGGCAACCTGTGGGCGGCCTGTCCGTCCATGGGTTGTCCACACGCACCCCGAAGGGGTTGTCCACGCAGTCCATCTCGAATACGTATGGTCTGTCGTCCAAGGCATCCACGAAGCTGGGCTCGATGATGGATGGTTCCGTGTTGATGAGCATGAATGTGTGCTTGGGCATGATGGACTCCAAGGGTTGAGGTGGGTTTTTTGGGGGGAATATTCTGTGTGCAAAATGCGCTGGAATATTCTCGTTAGTGGGTACTCACAGGATAGAGCGCATGAACGCTAGAATATTCTGTGAGGGTGTTTTGGAATATTCAAATATTCCAATATTCCGGTTTTTCTGGAGGGTCAGACGGGTTTTGTGATGACGTGGATTGCGTGTGTCTGCGCGACACACGCCTGACTGTCTGACTCTCTCATGTGCGTGTACTCTTTTTTAATAGAATATTTGAATATTTGAATATTCATAGTAGAAATCCCTTTGGAATCAATGACTTACGAATATTCTTGGCAATATTCCGTCACGCTCACCCTTGGAATATTCAAGGGCAAGCGTCACACGCATACTTTAGGCGTCAATTACGACAGACTCGCTGACATCCTTGGACAGTCCGGGCAACTGGCGCAGGGCTTGCAACAACATCCGTGCTTCAGATTGCTTGGCAGACCAGCCGTTCTTGCCGGGCTCAGCGTACTCCATCGCCATAAGATATGAATTCATGGTGGACTTGTTTGACCAAGGCAGGATGTGCAACTTGTCGAACGCTTTGGCGATTGAAGGGAACGCCGCCGCAAGAATGTCAGCGCTTGTGCGGTACTTGCCGTTAGACGCCTTGGTCAGCGCACTGTCAAGTGCCTGATTCTTGAGCGACTTGAGTGCCGCACCGCCCTTGAACAATGCGCCCTCTGCGCTGATTTCGTGGGTGTTGCCCTTCTTGTCAGCGTAGGCGACCAGAGCGGATTCTTGGGTGAAGATTGCGATTGCTTGAGACATTTGATTACTCCATGGTTGATTGATTAAGAGGCATGATGTGCACACTGTCACTGCGCACAATGATGCCCCCTTGCGGGGGTTGCACGGGCTTGCTGTTCTTGGTGCCCGTTTCTTGTTGATGGTGACCTCACGCAGTCCTTCGATTAGGTGACTGGATACCTTGCTACACGCTTTCGTGCAGTCTCAGCCCGAGGGACTCTTACCCCCAAGGTCTGCGCAGTGCCGTACCGATACCCCTGTGCTGTATCGTGGCTTTGCCGTCAAATGGATTGCCGGATGCTTGTCAGTCGGGCACGATACTCCCCCGACATAGTCGCCCGCAAGAGTTGCTAACCCCCCACGAATGCGCTGTTCACGAACCTAAATTGTTAATGGTCAAACCACCCCACATCAAAGCATTCTGCTACCTCACGGGCTTTCGCCTTTGGCGCTTGGAATACGACATGGTGAACTTGTTAAGGAACTTGGTGCTGAGATGACGATGCATCTACACTTACAGCCCACATGGTGCGATGGGGAGGGGGGGTGGACACTTGCCCGAGCCCCCACCCGCCTACCTCACGTATTGCTCACAACCCAAGACCTATTTTTACTAACATACACACGTTACCCACTTGACATACGCACATACTGCGTTACCATACACACCTCACTTTTTAGGAGTTCTCATGAAAGAAGTAGCCCTGACCCTCCCGCTGGCCGATGTTGAAAAAATGTTGCAGGCCTTGGCCAAGATGCCCATCGAAACCCACGCTGATTTGTTTTTTCGCATCCGAAATGATGTAATGCAGCAACAACAGCAGCAAATGCCGGTACCGGCACCTGAGTAAGAAATGCATAGGCATAACTTTTTTCTGCCAAAAGAACTTGTGGAGGCTTTGCGGGTTATGGCTGAACAACGGGATACAACCGTGTCGGCTCTGATTCGTGAAGCCCTCACGGCTTACGTGGCAGAAAACAAACAAGGGTCTACAGATGAATGACGATCTGACAGTCCACGCTGAACACTCCGAGTTCGCGCTACCGGTGGCAGCGCCGGAGCCGCACAAGACTTTGGATATCCCGCCACAGTTGATCTTGGAGTGCGCGGCAGGACTGGAAGACCCCGCAGTCATTGCAGACCGGTTTGGACTTCGTGGGGCCGCTTGGGAACGCTTGGCGCAGTGGCCACCATTTATCACAGCAGTGCAGGCGCAGCGCTCAGAGTTTGAGCGCAATGGATACACATTCCGCATGAAAGCACAGCTCATGGCCGATGAGGTCATGGGTCAGATGTTCAAGCAGGCCATAGGCACTGATACCACCATATTGCAGAAACTCTCAGTGTTCAATTCACTGGTGGACGTGGCTGGGCTCAAAGCTCAGAAAAAAGACGACTCTGCTGGGCAGGCTGCCAAGTTCAGTATTACCATCAACATTCCGCAGAGCACTGCGCCTACACCGATTACCCTAGATGGCTGAACTCGTTTACAACCCTCCGCATTCTGTAGTGCCGTTCCTGACGAGCACGAAGTTCGCTAATTTCATCGTCGGACCTGTGGGCTCGACGAAGACGACGGCGGCGCTGATCAAGCTGAGTTATGAAGCCAAGAAAGTCAAGGCGTGCCCGGATGGCATACGACGCTCACGCGCAGCGGTGATTCGTAACACGCGTCAGATGCTGTGGGACACGACCATACCGGACTTCATCAAGTGGTACCCGGATGGCGAGGCTGGCATACTGGAGCGGACAAACAGTAAGTTCGTCATGAAGTTTGACGACGTTGAATGCGAAGTATTGTTTCGCGGACTGGATGACGCCAATGACGTTCGTAGATTGCTGTCTTTGCAGCTTACTTTTGGTGTTATGGACGAGTTCCGAGAGATCAACCCGGACATTTACAATGCTCTTACTGGTCGTCTCGGCCGCTACCCTGACAAGACAATGAATGGCGTTGGGGCTTGCGATGACGAAGGTAATCAGGTTCACAAAGTGTGGGGTGCGACAAACCCGCCGGACATGGATACGTTCTGGGAGACCATGCTCAACGAGCCGCCTCAGAACATGCATGTGACCATTCAACCCAGCGGTATGGCTCAAGAAGCTGACTGGGTTCAGTATTTGCCCGACGGGTACTATGAGAACTTGTGTGAAGGCAAGTCAGAGGATTGGATTGATGTCTACGTACATGGGAAATTCGGCAAATCGCTCTCTGGACAGCCTGTATTCCGAGCTTTTGATCGAGATACACATGTTGCAAAGCAGACGCTTAACCACATCAAACTCCAAACCCACCCACTCATCATCGGGATGGACTTCGGACTCACCCCAGCCTGCTCGATTAACCAAGTCGATGCTCAAGGACGTCTCCTTACGTTCGCGGATTTGGTGTCAGACGGAATGGGAACACTCCGATTCTGCCGAGAAAAGCTGAAACCTCTGTTGGCAAACCGGTTTCCGGGCATGAACGTGCTGATTATTGGCGATCCGGCGGGGCAGCAGCGGGCTCAGACGGATGAGCGCTCCGTGTTTGACATTCTCAAACAGGAGGGGTTCCGGGTCATACCGGCCAAGTCGAACAGTGTGGTGGCGCGGATCAACGCGGTGGACAAAATGCTCACCCGAGTGGTCGATGGAAAGCCCGCTCATTTGATTGATCCGAGCTGTACGCATTTAATTGCTGCACTTCGAGGCGGATATCGGTATAAAATCAAGAACAACGGCGAGACTGACGACAAGCCGGAGAAAAATTCGCATTCCCACATCGCAGACGCACATCAATATGCTTGCTTACACGCAGATGGCAACGTGACGGGGGATGTATGGACCCGCAAGGCTGTGAAAGTCGAACGAGTGAACTACGCGTACACTTGACAGAGCCAGCCAGACCGGTTACACCCCCAGTAAGTTGTTAACATGTGACGCATATGCAGCTTGGCCTTAACATTACAAATAGCGCCGCACCGGGGACAACCTCGGTGGGGGGTCTTGTCACCATCAAGTCCATCAAAGCCTTGCAAGAAGAAGCGAGGGTAGCGGCGCAGCAGGCGAACTCACAGCCTGTTGTGCAGGCGTTGGCAGGGTATATCCGCAAGAAGTGGATGTCCGCCATGATGGCCAAGCAGATGACATCTGAGATTAAGATGCTGAAGTCTGTGCGGGCTCGTCGGGGAGAGTATGACCCTGACAAGCTGGCCCAGTTGCGAGAGCAGGGTTCGAGCACCATCTACATGATGATCACCTCGAACAAGTGCCGCGCAGCATCAAGCTGGCTTCGCGATACGCTCGTAACAGCCGCAGAAGACAAGCCGTGGACCATAGAGCCCGGTGCGATCCCCGATCTCCCGCCCGACCAAGTTCAGAGCATCATGCAACAGGCGCAAGCCGAGGTGCAGCAGCTGTATATGGCGGGCACTCCCCCTACCGATCAGCAGGTTCGTGAGCGTCTTTTAGAGATGAAAGACATGGCAATGTCTCATTTACACGACATGGCAAAAAGAACTTCTGAGCGGATGGAGAAGAAGATGGAAGATCAGTTGCAAGAAGGCAACTGGTCCAAAGCGTTCTCTGAGTTCCTTGACGATATCACTACCTTCCCGTCAGCTTTCTTGAAGGGTCCGGTGGTGCGCAAGCGCCCCAAAATGCAGTGGGTCAAAGGGCCGGGCGGGTACGAACTTGACGTCAAAGATCAGCTGGTTCTTGAGTGGGAGCGGGTCGATCCGTTCAATATTTACCCCGCTGCCGACGCGTCCAACGTGGACGACGGCTTCCTGATCGAGCGCCACAAGTTAGCAAGGACTGACCTGCAAGCCCTTATCGGCGTTGAAGGTTACAGCGAACCGGCTATTCGTGCGGTGCTGGAAGAGTACGGCAAGGGCGGTCTGCGCGACTGGATTTACGTTGACATGAACAAGGCGGCTGCCGAGGGCAAGTCCACCATGGGCGTGCAGCAGAACCCGTCCGAGCTGATCGACGCGCTCCAGTTCTGGGGTAACGTGCAAGGCCAGTTGCTGCGCGACTGGGGTCTGAGCGAAGAGGAAGTGCCCGATCCGCTGATGGACTATCCCATCGAAGGCTGGGTCATCGGTCACTGGGTGATCAAGGCTGTCGTGAACCCGGACCCGCTGGGCCGCAAACCGTACTACAAGGCCAGCTACGAGGAAGTTCCCGGTGCGTACTGGGGCAACTCTGTTGCTGATCTGTGCCGCGACGCGCAGGACGTCTGTAACGCCACGGCGCGTGCCTTGGTGAACAACATGTCCATCGCTTCGGGCCCGCAGGTGGTGTACAACATTGACCGCCTGCCGCAGGGAGAGAACATCACTCAGATGTACCCTTGGAAGGTCTGGCAGGTTACTTCTGACCCGCTGGCCGGTTCTGCCGCCCCGATGCAGTTCTTCCAACCCACTTCGCTCTCACAAGAGCTGATGGCTGTGTTTGAGAAGTTCAGCATTCTGGCTGACGAATACACCGGTATTCCGCGCTACATGACTGGCGACAGTCCTTCGGGCGGCGCAGGCCGTACCGCCTCTGGCATGAGCATGCTCATGAGCAACGCAGGCAAGGCCATCAAGCAGGTCGTGGCCAACATTGACGAGTCGGTGATTGAGCCCGTGATCTCTCGGTTGTATTACTACAACATGCGCTACGGCACTGACCAAGATTTGAAGGGCGATGTCAACATCGTTGCACGCGGAGCGACCTCGCTGATCGTGAAAGAGCAGGCTCAGGTTCGTCAGAACCAGTTCCTCCAGATTGCCTTGTCCAGCCCCGTGGCACAGCAGATCGTGGGCGTCGAGGGTATCGCCGAGCTGCTCCGTCAGGGTGCGAAGACGCTGGACCTGAACCCCGACCTGATCGTGCCCCGCCCCGAAGTCATCAAGCAGCGCGTTGCACAGGCCCAGCAGGCCGCTATGCAGCAACAGCTCATGGCGAATGGCCAAGCCCCCGTGGGCCAGACAGCACCGAACCCTACGCCCGGCCAAGAGCTGAGTGACGGCACGCCAGTGACAAACAATTTTGCACCGACCCCCGGTGTAGGTAGTTGACACGGGCGATTTCTTGTATATCATCCACACGTAACATAAGGAGCATTCACATGCAAGCAGTTAATCCGATGGAAAAGCGTTCCGCTGAGTACAAACAAGAGTCCGCCAAGACCGATGGCATGTCCAAAGGTGGCGCAACTGGCGCTGGCGGCAGCAATGGCGACATCTTCGGTTCGCTGAAGCGCTCGGGCGAATACGCTCAAGAATCTGCCAAGACCGACGGCCTTTGCAAATAAGTGGTTCGAGTTGACGCAAGAATTGCACGGTGTTTGACACTGTTGCGTTCACCTGAGTTCAAACCACTGATAGAATTCTTTGAATCGCGAAAACAAGAGACTCTCGCAAGACTTGTAGACGCGGTTGACAAAGACCAGATGATCCGCCTTCAGGGGCGGGCCATCGAACTCAAGGAACTCCTTGAGCTGGTGGAACAAGCAGAAGTGCTGTTCGCCAAAACACGCGGAGCGTGAGCTGACCGTAAAGTCGGAGCCCACATCCAGATTTTAATTTTTAACAGTAGCAGACCGTAAGCGAACTTGGACTGACCGTAAAGCCGAAGTCCATGAGCGTAGTCGGAGCGAAGGAGATAGAGAATGGCATTGCCAAAAGCGATTCAGCAACAAGTCGATGACGCCGATGCATTTGTGGCGCAGTTGAACGGTCAGCCCCCGACAGGGGAAACTAACCCACAACCCAACCCCGAACCGCCCACCGAACCTGAACCGCCCAAGCAACCAGTCTCGCAAGAGCCGCAACCGAATCCGACCCCGGACGTATCCGAGGACACTTGGCAAGCCAAGTTCTTCACGCTGAAAGGCAAATACGACGCTGAAGTGCCGCGATTGCATGCTCAGATGCGCGAGTTGAACACGCAAGTGCAGACTCTGCTCGCTGAGACCGCAGCCAAAGCAGCCCAGCAAACCCCGGAGCCGACCCCGGCCAAGACTCTTATCACTGAACAAGACAAAGAAGCGTTTGGTTCTGATCTGCTTGATCTGATTGACCGCGCCACTGAATCCAAGATTTCGGGTTTCCGGGATCGCGAATCACAGTTGCAGGCCGAGATCGCAGAGCTGAAAGGAAAGCTAGGGAACGTGACTGAACGTCAGGTTGTGTCCGATAAAGATCGTTTTATCAGCGCACTGGCTTCACAAGTTCCTGACTGGGAAGCGTTAAACGTTGACCAAGGTTTTCTGACATGGCTGGCCGAAGTTGATCCGGTTTACGGGTTGCCTCGCCAAGCTGCTTTGAATAGTGCTTACGACGCGCTTGACGCGGGCCGTACAGCTGCTATCTTCAAGCAGTACAAAGCCATAGTAAGTCCAGCTCAGCAAACAGCTCCGAATCGTGACCTTCAGCGTCAAGTAGCACCGACCCGCTCGCGTTCAACGGCTGCACCAGCTACCTCGTCTGCTGAGAAGAAGATTTACTCCCAACAGGAGATTTCTAATTTCTACAACGACTGGATGAAGGGGCACCTGAATAGCGCTGAGGCGGAGCAAATGGAAAGAGAAATTCATGCCGCCATCAATGAAGGCCGAGTTCGTTAAGAACACCTCAGACATGGCGACATTTCATCAAATTGTTTTTTGAAAAGGAAATAGACCATGTCTACAGTAACCGCAGCAGCAGCATATCCCGTTAACTCCGGTGGCTTTAACACCCCCGGCGGTCAGGTTGCCTATTCCGGCACCGCCTATTCGGGTTCGTTCATCCCCGCCCTCTGGTCCGGCAAGCTGGCTCAGAAATTCTATGCCGCCACCGTTTTTGGCGAAATCGCCAACACCGACTGGCAAGGTGACATCACCGGCATGGGCGACACCGTGATCATCAACACGATCCCCTCGATCACCATCAACAGCTACCAAATCGGCCAGAACTTGGCCTATGAAGTGCCTGCTCCCAGCACGTTGCAGCTGGTCATCAACAAGGGTAAATACTTCGGCGTGAACGTGAACAACGTTCTGGAGCTGCAAGCCAAGCCCAAGTTGATGGACATGTTCACCAACGACGCTTCCATGCAGATGAAGATTCAGATCGACAAGGACGTGCTGTACACGACCTTCAACCAAGGCTCTGCCTCCAACCAAGGTGCTACCGCTGGTGCCATCTCTGGCGGCTACAACCTCGGTACCGATCTGGCTCCCGTCACCTTGACCGCTTCCAACATCCTGTCGAGCATCACCGCTCTGTCTAGCGTGTTGGACGAAGCCAACGTGCCCGAGACCGACCGTTGGTTGATCATCACCCCCACCGAGCGTCAGATTCTGATGCAATCGAACTTGGCACAAGCCCAGTTCATGGGCGATTCTTCCAGCGTTCTGCGCAATGGCAAGATCGGCATGATCGACCGCTTCACCGTGTACGTGTCGAACTTGGTCCCCCGTGGTGCCGCTGGTAAGACTTGGATGAACCCCAACACTGGGACTGACGCCAACCTGACCAGCGCTCTGAAGCGTCACGCTGTGATCGCCGGTCACAAGTCTGCCATCACCTTCGCATCCCAGATCGCCAAGGTCGAGAGCTTGCAAAACCCCAACGACTTCGGCACCTTGGTGCGTGGTCTGAACGTGTACGGCACGCAAGTCGTCCAAGCCAGCGGTTTGGCTCTGTTGGTCGCCGCCAACTAATCAGTTGGTCCATAATGGGGGAGGGGCTTCGGCCCCTCTCGGTTGAATTAACTGGAGAATGAAATGGCCATCATTGACGATCTGATCGCAAGCGGACTTTCACTGCCGCAAGCACAGCAAGTGATTGCTGAAGATACGACCGCCAACATTGACGGTCTGGTGACCGCAGGTTTCAGCTACGTTGAAGCCCTTGCGATTGCTGGTCTGGATGCTGGTACGTCGAACGGAGCGAACCTTGTTCAACAAGGCGCATGGGCCGGGACACAGCTGCCCGCCATTACCGCAGCACTCGCTGTGACGCCGTGAGGTGATGCATGAGCACAGTAACCGCGCAAGCTATTATTAACAAGGCTGTAACGCAGCTAGTGGACGCCGCCAACGTGCGCTGGACACGAGCCGAATTGCTGGCTTGGCTTAACGATGGGGTGCGTCAAATTGTGCTTATGCAGCCGAACGCAACAAGTAGCGTAGAGTCGATGAAGCTGGTCGCTGGCACTCGGCAAAAAATACCGACGACAGGCTGGCTTTTGCTGACTATCAACCGCAATATGGGCTTGGACGGGACTACCCCCGGCCGTGCCATTCGCATTATTTCTCGACAACTCATGGATGGGTTTGACCCCAACTGGCACACCGCCACTGCGTCAGACACAACCATCCACTATGTTTACGACTTGCAAGATCAGCTGGCGTTTTACGTATACCCCCCAAGCAAGGGGAATAACTACGTTGAGCTGAACTATTCGATACAGCCTCCAGACTTGACGTCTGAAACGCAAGTAGTCCCTGTATTCCCGATTTTCCAGCCCGCTTTGGTGGACTATGTTCTTTACCGTGCGTTCAGCAAGGACGCTGAATATGCGCCCGGATTGGCGCTGGCGCAAATGTACATGACCACGTTTGCTGCTGCTGTTGGTGGTAAAGAACAGACTGAAGCCAAAGGCACGCCGGAGCAGGCAATGCTGCCGCGTAACCCGAACGTACCGGGGTCCACCTCATGAGCGCACTCTACGAAGATTTTCTGATCGAAGTCACACCGTTCGTGCGGGACGTGCCTCAAATTGTTGCAGTGCAGGCTGTACGCAACGCGTGCATCCAGTTCTGTGAAAAGACGCGGGTACTCCAGACCAACTTGGACCCGATTACGGCTATTGCCAAGCAGTCTGAGTATGACTTGGAGCCTGATGCCGGATATACCGTTGTTGACATCATGGAAGCATGGTACGGCGATCAGTTGCTGATCCCAAAGGCCGTCGAAGAGCTGACCCGGATTTATCGGACCTCCAACTGGAATGAGCTGGAAGGCAACCCGTACTACTATTTCCGCCAGCCGACCACGGTTATGCGTCTGGTTCCAACGCCAAAACAATCTGAGGCCAGCAAGATCAAAGTTCGTGCAGCAATCGCGCCTACTCGCGCATCGACTTCGATTGATTCAGAAATCTACGAGCGGTACCTAGAGTTCATTGGGTATGGCGCTCGTGCTCGGCTGTACGATACGGCTAACCAGCCGTACTATGATCCCAAAGCTGCCCAGCTGTACTTGAAGCGCTTTTCTGACTCGATCAATGATGTGCGCACTCGTGTGAACAAAGGGTTGACCCGTGCGGCCGCCCAGATTGAATTCCAAAGGTTTGTATGAGCACGAAGATCAAACTGGTACAGGGAGATACCCTCCCATACATCAAGCTGACGCTCACAGACCCGGCAACGGGTGAGCGTATCAACGTCGCAGATGGGGACGTGATTGTTCGTGTGTATTTCCGCGCTGCGGGTACAACTGATGTACTATCTACGTTCACCTGCGAGAAAGTTCTGGAGACCAGCGGGTCAGTCGCTGGTGACACCGGTGTCGTGCGATTCAACTTCCCGACAGGCGCTTTGGATGTTGATCCGGGGCTGTATGAAGGTGAAGTTGAGGTCGATTTCGACGGTCAGATTCAGACTGTCTACGATGTTCTCAAGTTCAATGTCCGTTCTCAATTTGCATAAGGAGTAGACCATGTCTGCAATGTCCGACTTTCTGGAAAACAAACTGATTGACCAGTTGTTCCGTGGCCAGACGGCCCCCACCACTACGACTTTGTACGTCGGCTTGCTGACCGCTGCTCCCAGCGACTCCGGCGGCGGTACCGAAGTTTCGGGCGGCAGCTACGCTCGTGCATCAATTGCGTCTTCGCTGGCCAACTGGGCAGGCACACAAGCCGCAGGTTCTACCGTTGCTTCTTCAGGCACCGGTGGTCAGACCAGCAACAACACCGCGATCACGTTTGCCACGCCTACCGCTGGCTGGGGTACCGTGACACATTTCGGTATTTTTGATGCGTCTTCCGGCGGCAACTTGCTGTTCTGGGGTGCGTTGACCATTGCAAAAACGATCAACCAAGCTGACACGGTCACGTTCCCGGCTGCGTCACTGTCGATCACCTTTGCGTAATTGAGGTGGGATAGATGCTGCTTAACAGCGCTGTTCTTAACAGCGCCCAGATCAACGGTTCGGCAAACAATGGCCTAAACCAAGAACTGGCGGCATCTGTTTCGTGTGCAGCCACCGCTTCGGCGGCTATGGCGCACCAGCGAGTTTTTGCAGGGGCAATCACTGGGGTTGCCAACGTACAGGCTTCCGCAAGCCTAAGCAAAAACATTGCTACTGCGGGGAATGCCGCTGCTGGTACAGTTGCCACCATCATCCTCGGCATCCCGTTGGCAGGGAGCACTTCAGCCTCTGCCACCGCTTCAGCGGCCGCTGCACAGATTTTCAGTATTGCATCAGCTGTTTCCGCTACAGCTACAACTACCGCAGTTGTTTCGCAAGTAACCACACTAGCTTGCAGCGCCGCTACGTCCGCGCAAGCCTCTGGCACCGCCGCATTTATCTTTACGATTGCGGGCAGCGCCGATACGGCTGCAACGGTAAGTGGGGATGTGGGTAAGGCCAGTAATCAGTTTGCCAGCGCCTTGGCTGATACCGATAGCTCCGCCCTGTTGGTTTGGTACCACATCCTTACTACAGATGCGCTAGTTACCGCTACAGCCACTGGCTTTGTGGGGCTGGATAAGCCTGTTGCGGCA